GTATGAAACACTTTGAAAGAACTCCATTGACAACTTCAATGGAAGGTGATTTCGATACTGGTAACGTTAGATACAAAGCTAGAGAAAGATACGTTTATGGCGTGTCTGACTTTAGAGGTATCTTCGGCGTTGAAGGAGCGTAATCTAAAAGACTTTATGGGGCGGCCTTAAAACCGCCCCATTTACAATATAAACGGTGAGATTCATGAAAAAATTTAGAGTTCAAATATTTGCATATAAAAAACATGCAGACTTTATCATAGAGTCTTTGGACGGCCCATTAGACATAGAAAATGCTATCATTGACAAACTAGGAAAAAATGATATAAAATGGGAACATCTTGGAGAAATGCATGATCCAAGAGTAAATAGAATAACCTATGAGGAGGTTATAGAAGATGGAACAACATCTGCAGGACCTTTACACAAAGAAGAAAGGTCTGGACCTAGAATGGGAGCAGGATCATCTTAAAGAGGGTAGATATACTCTCAACATGGTTAAGATTGACAGAAAAGTCAGAGAAGTAATTAGCCATATAAA